GCCCCGTGGCTTTGCGCCCAGCAGTAGCCGGAAAGCCAAGCGAGCTGTGTAGGCGAGAGGGCGGCGAGTTGTGCGGAAAGTTCGTTGGGAAGCGGGTTGGCTGGGGTCATGTCGGTTCCTTTGTGCGGATGGCTGCTTGAGGCAGAGCGTTTGCCTGCGCGGCTTTAATTGTTTGGTTGAGTGGTGATTTTTCTGAAAACAGTGGCGATACTGTAAACAGGTCGTCTGAAAAACGGAAAGAATGCTTGGTTTTAACTTAATGCGATTTCGTTATATTCTGGATTGGGGAAAGGGAGAGAAATGGTGATAGAGTCGTGTTTTCAGACGA